TTGCAACCAATCCGCAACACGGCGCAGGTGCTTGTTCCAGTGCTCACCGGCACACTTCGTCGCTCTATTCAATCCCGTATCGTGGAAAGCAATGGTTATGGAGCCAGTGGCATCGTGGGAACAAACCTGGAGTATGCGCGTCCGGTGGAGTTCGGAACTGCAAACCGCCCGGCCCGTCCTTATCTGCGTCCGGCTTTCGACCAGGAGCGAGAAACAGCCTTTGAGGAAGTACAGGTTGTCCTGAGAGAGGCAATTTTGAATGCTATCAATTGAGCAAGGGTTGTGGACGTATCTCAAGGGGGGTATTGTGGATTTGCGGCTCTACCCGGACAGACTACCGCAGCAACCCGCGTTGCCTGCCGCCACCTATCAGCGCATCAGTACTACGCCGTCTTACGTACACGACGGCGACACCTGCACCGATGATGTGCGCATTCAGATCAGCGCGTTCGGCGTGCGTCGCATTGATGCCGACGAGTTACTCGAAAAGATACGCGAGAAGTTGTCGGGGTTGTCAGGCGACATGGGGGGCGTTCAGGTGGGGCGAGTGTTCATGCGCAACCAGGTGGCAAGTTACGAGACGAATGTGGATTATTACGTATCCAGGCAGGATTACATCATAGGGCGAGGATGATGACTATCTCAACAACACAACGTGAGCGGCTCGGCATTGTAGCACTACAAAAGCCATTCGCAATGATGAAAGGCACAAGCGGGCGCGTTGTCGGACCGGTTGACGTGACGTATGACGCACTGAAATGGGTTGTCAGCGTGGGGCGTAATACGAACGCAGGACAGATTTCGGTGGAAATTGAGCACAGCCCCGACGGTAATACCTGGCACGCATACGATCCGCCGCTCATCTACCAGACAACGAATGCACACGAAGCGGCATGTATCGAGATGACACGGGCGGATGATGTGCCAGCGGCAACAATTGCCCTGCGCGCTGTCATTCGGGGGTGGTTTCAAGAGAACTGGCATCACGCCGGGGTGGAGGTGATGTGCCGCCATGTCTAATGTTCTGATCGCCGTTCCAATCCACACAGGCATCCACCGACGCACACTGGAAAGCCTGTTCCAGTTAAAACACAGTCGCGCATACCAGTCTGACATTGTGATGCTGCGAGGCGGCGACGATCACATAGCCGACGCAAAAACACGCATTGCCTGGAAATACAATCAGGGGAGGGATCTTTGCCTACGCGGCAACTACGATTACCTGCTGACTGTCGAGCAAGACATCATATTCGAGAAAGACGCGCTCACGCGGATGCTTGCCACGCTCGACGAACACGACGCGGATGTCGGCTATGCGTTGTATTGTTTCCGACAACCCCCGTTCTACCGCTGGAATGCGTTCCCGGCGATGGATAGGGTCTCGTTCACAGGTCAATCGCTATCGTTCTTTCCAGAGCGGGCACGGGCCGCGTGGGGGCATGTGATTGAATGCGAAGGGCAAGGCAACGGCTTCACACTCATTCGCCGTCGTGTCCTGGAGCGCATCCGCTACCGCGTCGAGCATCGCATCGGCGACGGGGCGCATAGTTCGCAAGACACATATTTTGCATTCGATTGCCAGATGGCAGGCATCAAACAGGTGTGCGATACCAGGATCGTATGCGGGCATATTGATCAGCAGGGGGGCGTGTTTGTGACCCTCTGGCCGGACATCAACGAAGAGAAGATGTACAGAATTGAGGCGGGGGGTGCATCATGACATTTGCAGCCGCCGGTACCATCACCTGGAAGGAGTTACGATGATTTACCCAACACTAACCATTATCACCGCGTTGAGCAGGCCGGGATACCTACCAGGCATATTCGACAGTCTGAACGCTGCCGAAGGGCACAACCTGGATATTAGACACTACATCATCCATCCCCACGGTGCAACACACCCCGGCAATGGACGCGCCGATATGGCGCGCAACATTGACGCGGCTCTTTCCAGCATCCGCGATGGGTGGGTCTGGATTTTAGACGATGACAACAGCGTACATCCATCGTTTTTCCGTCGGCTTGAAGAGGAAATCGCAGCGCATCCGGATGCGCGGGCGTTCGTGTTTTCGCAGGAGCGTGCGGATGCGCGACGGTTGTTGAAAGCTGCGCCAGAAAATGTCCGCATTGGCAGTATAGATACCGCACAGTTCGTGCTACGCCGCGATTTGATAGGCGACCTGCGATGGTGCGAACTGTCCGTGCATGACGGTATCTTCATCCAGGAATTGCACGAGCAACATCCAGAAGGCTTCCGCTTTGTAGATGAAGTCCTGTGCTACTTCAACCGCCAATCGCACGGACCACCGCGCCATGTCATGGTCAATCTGGGATGCGGGAACGATGTGCGTGACGGTTGGATAAACATTGACAGCGCGCCGCGTGCAGGCGTTCGTGCACACGACATTCGCCAGGGGCTACCGTTTTTTAACAATAGCGTTGACTACATCTATGCCAGTCACGTCCTGGAGCATCTTGATTATGCGGTTGCGTTGAAGTTGATTGAAGATTGCCACCGTGTACTGCTCCCTGGGGGCGTGGTGAGGTTCGTGCTGCCAGATGTGCCGCGCCTGCTGGCAGACTATGTGCGAGGGGATATGTCAGACTGGCAGGGTTTTTCACAGTTCGTGTGCTCTGCCATTCCAGGGGTAGAGGAGCCGCAACCAATTGATTACGTAAGTGCTATTGTTTTCAACGTTGCTCGCGACCCGCATCGCTACGTCTGGGACACACCGCGGTTGTGCGATGTTCTGCGGGGGGCTGGCTTTGTGCAAACACATATAGACCAATATCAGGAAGAGATAGACAATCCCGACCCGTTTCGGGTCAATCATTCATTCTATATTCAAGCTCATAAGGAGGGCTAAATGGCTACAATTACAGTTGTTGAAGGCGTTGGATCGCACCCTGGTTCTCCAGCATCCAGCGGAGGAGCAACAGGGGCAGCGTTGACAACACTTGATTCGGGTGATAGTGCAAATAGTTGGTCTGGAAAACGCGGAGACAGGCTGTTCATCTTGAACGATGCGTCATCAAGTGGGGACACAATAACCTGCACTGTAGAAGGACAAACAAACCCCTATGGCAACCAATCGGACAAAGCGGTAACATCCCTTGATCAGGGGGAATTCGCCATCTTTGACTTCGATGTTCTTGAGGGTTGGACAAATAATAATGGAATTATCCATCTGACCATTGCCACAAGCGGCACCGCTTCACCCAAAGGTGTCGTTATTCGAGAATATCAGGGATAGGAGAAGTATAATGCCAACACCATGTCCAGAAGCCACGGCGCGATGGGGGGCTGGCTCCAAAATGTGGCGATATGATGAGGATGCAAGTACATGGGATGAAATTGCCTATATTTCCGACCTGGGCATCCCATCCCCAGAGGTCAGCGCAATCGAGACGACCTATCATGGCAGTGGAGGGGTGAAAACATTCGTGCCGGGGGAAACAGACCCCGGCACGGTCGAAATAACAATCAACTGGAACCCGACAGAAACATCGCATAATATCCTTTATGCTGACCGTGATGCGAAACTTATCCGAAAGTACATGATTGAGGTCATTGATGGGGCATTGGATAGCACACTGGAAACCTATGAATTCTGTGGGTTTGTGACGCAAATTTCCCCTGAGGTTCCTCTTGATGATCGAATGTCTGCAACCGTAACCTTTCAAATTAGTGGAGGTACAAGCCGATCATGAGTGTGTTGACCCGGCATGAATTTTATAAGCAAGAGACCCCCCATAAGGATGTTTCGATCTTATGGGGGGGGCAAGAAGTTGATGTCCGTATAATCCCGATGTCTGCACGAGACCTGAACGACATGAGAGGGGGCGAACGGGATTTCCGCACCATTGCATTAGTGGTTTGTCGTTGCATGGTGGATGCGGATCTCAACCGTTTGTTCCAGGATGATGAGGTAGACAAATTCCTGGAAAGACCAGGTTCGGCAGGGGTTATAAAGTCTCTGGTCGTCCCCCTGATGGATTTGAGCGGACTGAGAGATGCCCCCCCCCCCGTCGTTGGCAGCCAGGACGAATAACCCTTTATCGCCTTGCCCTGGCTGCCGGGGGGGAGTACATTTCAAATCCTGAATTGCTTCTATCCATGCCCGCATCTTTCTGGGTCGAATGGGAGCACTTCTTTGAACACGAGCACACAGGAGGACATTGGGATGATTGGCGAGCGGGAATGATAGCAGCTACTATTGCGAATGCACATCGCGACACAAAAAAACAAAAGAAGCCTTATTCCCCACAGGATTTTGTGCCTTCCCATCCTCCCTATGGACACGTCCCAGGGGAAATCACCCCACAACAATTGGCAGATAAATTGCGCAAAATAAAGAGAGCACATGGCCGATCCGCTTGAAGAATTAAATATCCTGCTCGATATTGATAATTCCCCCATGTTCAAGGGATTAGATACTGCTTCCCGTGAAATTGGGGCGTTCTCAAGTAAGGCTATGGGACTGTTATCAACGGGGTTGGTCGCTGGTGCTGCTGTTGCTGCCGCTGCCGTGGTGGGGATTGGTGCGGCGGCTATTTCTGTTGCCTCTGATTTTCGCTCTGCTCAACGAGACATTCAGGCATCTCTGGGAACAACGGAAGCAGATGCGGAACGACTTGCAGGGCTTGCGGAGGATGTGTTTGTCCAGGGGTTCGGTGGTTCGATGGATGAAGCCACCGACACGCTGATACTTGTTCGCCAGCAAATGCAGGGATTGGCCGAGGAGGATCTACCGCAAGCCACAAAATCCGCATTGCTTCTATCTGATGTGTTCGGTGACGACATCGAAAAGACCACCAATGCCGCCGGCACACTGATGAAGCAATTCGGAATGGAAGGGCAAGAGGCATTTGATTTCATCGCTACTGGATACCAAAAGGGATTGGATGCCTCTGATGATTTTCTGGACACCATTGGAGAATACTCAAATCAATTTGCGGATCTGGGGTTTTCCGCAGAGGAGTTCTTTAGCATTATGCAGTCCGGGCTACAGGGAGGCGTTCTCGGACTGGACAAAGTCGCAGATCTCGTCAAGGAATTTGGCGTGCGAATGCAGGACGGTTCGGACACCACCCGCGAGGCACTGGAAGCACTCTTTGGCGAAATCAACGCCGGTGCCGGCGGGTTGGACAAAATGCAAGAAAAACTGGATGACGCATCAGCAGCAGTCAAGGCTAATCAAGATGCAATCGAAAATGCCGAGGGGGCATATAAAGCCAGCAGTGAGGTTGTCTCGGATCTGACTTCCGAATTAGATGAAGCACGTCGCGAACTCGACGAACTGTCACGGCCCCAACTTGCAGGGATGCAAGAATATGATGATCAGATATTCGCCCTTGAACAACAAGCCAACAGGGCTCGTCTGTCACTGCTCGATCTTGAACAGGATACCCCCCAATTTGATGCCGCACAGTCCAAACTTGACCGCATCAATGAGCAGATAGATCGTCTTGCTCTTCAGCGAGATATAGAATTTGAGCCGCAATTGAGAGCATTGGAGCAAGCCGCCCAGGACACAGGAGCAACTGGGGAAGACCTTCTAAC